ACGGCACTGCCAGCAACCATCCTTCCAACGGACTGTAATCCGTCTACGATGGGGATTCAGGTCAGTTCGATTCAGACGTGGATCATGCAGGGTACTCCAACGATGGAGTTTGCAGTGATCGGGACTGGCCCCCAGATTAGCCCACTCACAGCCGCTACAGTGGCGAATCCATCGAACGTCTGGTCACTTCAGGGAGCCGAAGTTCGCGCCTATCTCGATTACAGGGTGACGGCAACAGCATTCAGCCCGGCAGGGACAACCGATTGTCCGCTCATATTCTGCGGCGATATCCATGAGATCAGGCCCGTAGAAACAAGTGATAGCCCTTGGTATGCGTTTGCATGTTCTGCCCGTGGCCTGATGAATCGAGCGGAACGAGTGCCTGTCACCAGTCCAATCGACAATGGCGACACGATCCGCTTCAACATGAATGCCATGCTTGCCGAATATCAGCCAACGACTGGTGGAAAGTCGGTCGGCGATGCGATCAAGATGGTTCTCGAAAACTATGCCGTAGCATACAGGCTCAATAGTTCTGGGATCGGTGGGTACACACTCGATACCGCAAACCAGACTTCAAGCCTTCCGGCATCGACGATAAACGATCTTGCCAGCATTACGATTATCACTCCATTTGAATTCAGGATCGGTGGAGATAATGTCATGGCTGCAATTCAGCAGATCATGGACTCCTGCTGCCCAAACTATGGACTCGTTATTTTACCATCAGGAATTATCCGAGTTTACGACACAAGAATCTATCGTTCTGCTTCCCTTGACCTGATGACTCAACCGATTGACGGATTCAAATACACAAAATCGACTCTGGGAAGTTACTCAAGGGTGCTTGTACGAGGTGGCCCAAAGGTCGTCCCCTACTACTGTCAATGGTCGATTCCAAGATCCAATTCCACCTATAATCTGGACGACTCCCCTGACCTGACAAAATTCAATGGCTCTCTGGTAGAGTCGTTTGAGTCGGCTGGAATCACGAACACGCAAGCCAAGCAAGCCTATCAGCACAGCGACTTCACCTGGGGCAGAACTCTGCTCTCGACTGGCAACGTCAGTTTCTCATTGGGCAATATCTCGCTCCCATCCAATAAAGTTCGCGTGACACCAGACACCGGAAATATCGCTGGTCGAACCACTCCGAACATGAAGACGTGGAACACCAACGAATTGATAATGATCGACGGGACAACCGAGAACCGTAGGGAATGCAGGATCGTCGTGAGGAGGAAACTCACGAAAACAGGCTCTCCAAACATCGACGTGCGAGTGGACTCAGGTGAATTCCTGATAACAGCAAACGATCAACTCCTATCAGGTTCAACGGAATGCAACCTGACAACGGCTCCGAATGTGGATCGTCCACCAGTAAATCCTGCGGGATACTTTTACACAAGTACATACGAGATTTACGGCTATACCATCAAAGGGTCGGTGACGTGGCGAAAATACAAGGTTCAACTCGATACAGTCGCTGCCAATACAGCACTCACAAACACGCAGATAGGGATGAGGCGTGTGCTTGGTTCGATATTCCCGACTGGTGCTGACGGTCTGAGCTTCTCTCAGCTTGGTGCAAACTCGACATCCTACGATGCTGGAAGGATGCGGAAAGCGTGGTATCCAGAATGCCTTGTGGAGTATCGCCAACGGATTGGAACGGCATGGGGTTACAACTCGTTCTGGACATCGTTCAGGATCGACCCCACAAATAATATTATCGTCCTGAATCGACCGTCGGTTACAGATGCAAACAACAACGGGATCACTGGGAATTACACATCCAAGACTCCTGACTGGGATACGGCTGCTGCCAATGGTACGACAGATCAGCCGTTCCAGATCATCCCATACAATATCAAAGCACTCCTGCCAGTCTACGAGGGTACGCAGGAAGCGGTATATCCGCACTACGATGCGAACGGAACCATCGCCGCAGGAGAGACTGAGAGTAAGATCAAAAGTATTTACGGGATCAGTCGCGACCTGATCGTGAGCATACCGGACTGGTACGACAATCGTGACCAGTCTTATGCAGATCAGTATGCCAAGGAGCTATGGGGATCAGTCCAGATGCCTCAGATTGAGGGTGGTTTCGGGTGGGTCTTTGGGATTCCCGATCCGACACCGACCGCAAATATTCCTCTGGAATGGGATTACCTTGGCCTGATTGATTCCACGGAATCTGCTCTACCAGTCAGACGGGTTCAGGCATTCACGATCACTGCGAACGAGACCTGTAAGGCGACAACCGGAAGTGGGATCGAAGATTGTCCACTCCTGCTCTCTTCATGCCAGATCCAGTTCCAGCAGAATCGAAAACCATTCACGATTGTCGGATTCACGACTGCAAAGCCAAGAGTAGGAGTCCCGATGCGTGACTTCCATAGCTTTGAAGACCATCTGGCAAGAGATCCAATATCCTTCTGAGGTGATTCATGGGGCCAAACGAAAGCTGGATGAGCGAAGTCGAACAGCAACTTCGCAACATGAAGGATTTTTCTGTAAACCAGTCACTGACTCAACTGGCTGCTCAGGGCCAGGCTGGATATAACCTGCCAAGTCGTGGTCAAACTCAAGAAGATCCAACCGTAACGGGTGAACTCATCTGGATCAGGATGACTACCAGAGGGGTTGCTAACGGGCAAGTCTTCTTCGGATGGCGACGACAGGTCAAACTGGCAACTCAACAGGGGTACGTCTGGATCGACAACGGAGATTCAGGAACACTTGACTATTATCCGGCAACCGGACTGAACAATGATGATGTGGGGATAGGGCCAACAAGGTATCCTGCGAAGTGGAACGCTGACACCAGTCAGTGGATTTTTTTTTTGAGGGGCTGCGCAAGTCCAGCCGATCCCGGCTGGCCAGTGGCATTATTCGGTTTCGGTGGAATAATGGAATTTGTTTATCTCGATCAAGTGGACGCCGGTGGCAATTACATTATCAATCCATCGGTGCCTGATAAGCTGCCTTTAAAGCACATTCAGGACTGGCGTGTCGCCATTATGAATGGCAACGATGGCAATACTTATCAAGTGCGTGGTTATTCCGGATGGTATTTTCAGGCCAGTGCATCGACCTCAGAAGGGGACGTAAATGCCACGGCTAATGATGAACTGGACTTAACTCAAGGAAGGACAGATTGGCGAGACTTCGTGATGTGGTGGGCCAACAAGCCAACCGGATATTCCGATCCGACTGCACCTGGCGTCTACTACCCAAAATACTACGGGGTTGAACGGCTTTTCATGGGCCTGACAGAGTTCGGTGGACACTACTTTGTTTCGCCATTTTACCATCCACCATCAGATCCGAACGGAACTGTCGTAACTGATCGCTATCCCGGCCCGATCCGCATGAGTTACCTCTACGGCCCACACGGAAGCAGCAGCGAACACAAGATCTCTCACTCGATGCGGTTCAGTTTGTTGGGAAAGTGTAGCGTGGAACTGACTGGTACGGCCCCAACGATTGAAAATTGGGGGAATCTTGGGTCGATCATCCCAGGTGGCAACAAGGTGAAAATGTCGGCTGGCTCAGACACCCTGCTCGTGATTGATGGTCAACGTGGGATCCGAATCAGAACCAACGGTTGGCACGCCCACTTCGGTGACCACATCTTCATGAATTCAGCCGTAAGGCAGTACCGATGGGGCGGGAATATCGAATGGGTTGTTTATGGCGCACTGTTTTCTAACGATATAAATGGAGCACCAGTTTACGTCTCGACAATCCAGTTGGTCGGCTACCATCACTGGTGGTTGCAAATCTGGTGTAACGCCAATCCCGGCAAGATGGATCGTTATAACATCCAAGCCAAGGCGTCAATCTGGTACGAGAGGATGACTCCAGTCAGTCCGAACGCATGGAGTCGGCCCGATCCACACCGTGTGGTTAGAGGGACATACGATCTGCCAGTTGCTGACGAGGTGGTTTATAGTCAGGCTGACATTTGGAAGACGATACATGACCCAGGCCAAACGAGTCCGATTGTGGTTCCTCCAAGCTATGCCGACTCGATGAAGATGCCATTCTCGTTCTCTCAGACATCGAATAATTGGGCTTATATGCACGTCGAATTCTTCTCAGACGGGACACTTCTGGGTTCAAAGTTCATGAGATTTCGCCATGAGACATACGGGACGTACTACGACGAACAGATCCACTGGAAAGTCGCTGCCGACAACGGCCACTACGAAGGCGGATATCCACCAGTCTGGGTTCCCAACACCGCTGAGACTGGTGATCCAGAATTCGCCAACGAAGGCAACATGCTCTGCTTGCCGTTCGGAGCCAGAACGCTATCCATCCTCCCCACATGCGGATTTCAACTCACAACGCTGGGATCCGCAGGAGTCGCGTTTACAGCCGTGCCGTACAGCACTCGTAAGACGACCGGCATCAGCAGTGCCTACATGACTTGGGGCGATGGATCTTCCAACACCGTGACGCTCGGT